TCCCTACAGTTTGGTAGGGAAGACCTAGGCGGTGACTACTGCGCGTAGTAATCAACAGTTGACTACGTCAACAGTTTCGGCGGGGGCCGGGGCCGGGGCCGGGGGAATACCTAGCTGGTAATAGGCTGTGCGCTAGTAGGTAATGGGGTCGGGCGGGGTCGGGCGGGTAAAAGGTTCGTAAAAAGTGCAGATCCCTAGCGCGCGGGTAGGGCTTGCCGCTCGCGGGGGTGCTTTAGGGGGTCTGACCAGGTAAAATGGCTTTTAGGTAGGGGGTGGGGTAAAACCCTAGGTTCGGAGGGTGATCGCCTTAGGTGTGGTTCTAGGGCCATAGGTGGGCTTTATGGAGTTTTTACCTTCTCGGGGTGGGGCTTTTAACGGGTGTAGGTAATGGGTCGGTAAAGGAAGTCTTTTCGAACGGAATGGTGGTTTATAAGGGCTCGGAAGGAACTACTTACCGCTCCTACCGTTTCTTGTGGAAATGTACAGGAAATCTTACTACCGTTTCTAGTACTACCGTTTCTTGAAAGGGTATGAAAGGACTGGTAGAAAGAGTGGAAAGGAGACTAGAAACGGTAGAAGCGGTAAGAGGAGGGTAGTAAATACGTACCATTTCTAGGTTTATCCCCGGGCGCGACTACCGTTTCTTGAAGGGTGTTTTTCGCGTGTTTTCTTGGCCTTTCTGGAGTGTTTTTCTTCGCCATTTCCTGGCCTTTCCTAGTGGTAATTCGCGCCACTACCGTTTCTTGATCTTGGGCCTTTCCTCAGTCTTTTACCTAGCTAATTAGCCCCGCTAACGACCTCACTACCGTTTCTTGTGAATGGCGTTTGTTTAACCTTTTACCACTACCGTTTCTTGGTTTACCATTTCGCCTTTCCGAAAGGCCGAAATAGAAAGTCCCGCAAAATCGGGCCCAGCCCCCGGTTTTCTTCACTTTACCCATTCACCCACTTTTGAGAACTGGACTGCAGTTCCCGCCGGGATGAGCGCGGTATACTAGGCCATGGCCACAAACACACCAAAGACACCGAAGCCGGCACGTAAACCATCGATCACAGTACTCCGCAACATCCTCATGAAGGTTCAGTACAAGCCAACCTGGACGTTCGCGGTTACCGACGGCTACATATGGGATGAGGATACGATAGGATACCCATACCCCATAGTTCCGACACCTCACGAAAACCCAGGCGCAAGTAGAAGAATAGAACTGAAGGATATCGCCACACTGATCATCCGATATCAGGCGCCAGATTCATACGCCACCCATACGGAATATGCCGCGAATCGGGATCAGGTTTTCAGGTGCCAGATTCCGCCTTTCGTTCCATTTCCGAAAACAGAACTAGAGGAGAATCAGCGCTGGCTTAACTGGCTCTTCGGGGTTATCTGCTATCTCGAGGTTCACGAGGCCGCAGAGTTCTTTAGGATCATAACGGACGAGGACGAGGAAGCCGCCGACTATGAGTTTCACCGGGTGGAAAGAGAAGATGCCGAGGAAGCTGCCAAGTTCTCCAGGGCCGCAGACGCAGCTCTAGGAACCAGGCAGAATCCGTATCGGCCGTTCGAGCCGCACCGGGACGATCAGCAGGCAGCAGACAGCGCAGCGGCCGCCTACGCACAGGTCTCCGGAATCCCCTACCACGGCATCCCCAGGATCGTCTGACACGACGCACCCGCGCCCGCCCCGCCACCGGCCAGCGGACGTATCCCCGCGCCTAGCGCTCCGCCCCGCGCCGAGGTATCCTTACCCTACCCATTACGACACACAGAGGGTTCAGTCATGTGGAGACGACAGCCCCAGGGCCGGAGGCGAGGCAGCGGAGGCTACAGAAGCCCGCGCATTAGGGACCTGCCCGGGATTCAGCAGGCGGTCATCATCCTGCTCGCCATATCACTAGGCCTCGCAGGAGCTGCTGTGACAACCATGGCCGTCAAGAGCGCCTACGAATTCTCTATCTGGTATGCAGCAATCTCAGCAATCCTGGGAGGTGTTGCCTTTGCCATCATGCTGACCCGCCCTGCAGGAAGAGACAGGCATTACCACTGACAATAACAGAAGGAACTACAGCGTATGTACATCATCAGGAATACGCACTTCAGCAAAACAAGGCGAGGGGCCTGCTCGCTGGCAGCCATCGCGGCACTCTTGTTCGTGGCCTCTCCTGCCCCGGCCCAGGCGGCAACAGCCCGGGTATGTGCCGTAAGCGTGCACGTGACGCACCCGCTTTCGCTGGTGAACGCCATTATCAACAGAAGCTGCGGGGAGAAGGTGCGGGCCTGGGGCTACTGGACGGGGCAGGGCACCATTGACGGTCCCTGGAAGACGAGTGGAACCTCCGTCGCGTTCTACAATGGCTATTACGCGGCCCACGGCGGCTACCAGCGTATGCAGGCCAACGGGACCGTTCACACGGTCACGACGTTCTAGAGACCAGCCAAGGATAACAATGGATTATAAGCAGCTCTATGACAGCTCTATGCTGAGCCTGTCACAAGAGTTCCACATCCGCGTTATCAAGGAGTCTGTGACACCGGACGCCATGATGTTCGCGGCGCAGCTTGTCCTGCCCCTGGAATTCAGCGCGACTGAGCTGGCAGCAGCACTCGCTTTGGCGGCCCTGCTGACCGCGCGGAGAGCAAAGAGGCCAGACCATGCTCCGCACGACCAGTCAGTTCTCGAGCAGGCGCGGTTCCTGGCCATGGTTGCCTTCACCATCTACAGCGAGATGGCCCTGGCAGAGCAGAACGGCGATAAGAACGACGAACAGCCCGGCCCCGGCCCTACGCCTATGTACAAGCCCTGACATGGCTAGGCCAAAACTGAAGACCCCTATGGGGCAGCGTGCAGGGCGCGAGCCAATGCGCGACGAACGCGAGAACAGTCTCAAGCCGCCACCAAGCATCGAGGAGCCCGCCTGCTTCCTGTACGAGCAGTACTGCAAGACGCTCAGAGAATCGGGCAGTGTCAGAAGCATGAAGCCGTGGGGGCAGATTGCTGCGATGGAGAGGCAGGCATGGCGAGATGTGCTGGGTCTCGCGATTGATGCCGGAGGGAAGGTTCCCATAACGAAGCCGGAGCAGGGTGAGGTTGCCCTGACTATGGCACAGGAGGATGCCTACGCAACTACGAATGTACCGGCAGAGAAGTTCAAGAGGGCCAGGGATATCGGGCCGATTCTAGGGCGTCTGCAGGCCGAGGTTGACAGGCGGCTGCAGGACAGGCCCGTCATCAGGATTAGAGGAGTGAACAAGTAACATGTCACGAACGATCAGGGCATTCGTCACCAATGACTATGCCTTCGCGGCGGACGGCATTGATGTCACGGTTGCTATCCAGGATGTGGATGAGCGCGGAATGCCCCTTCGCATCCAGCAGGTCATGCAGCTTGGCGAGCAGCAACAGCATGATCCGACTGTCGTTCCATTCTACTGGCACTACCGTGAAGAAGGCGAGCTGGGACTCGTCCCCGATTACCAGTTCAAGCTCAGGTTCCCGGAGGGCGTGGGGCAGGCTCTGCTGGAAGGGCTTGCCCGGCACTATCATGGAACGCACGACGTGCATGCGGTTCGTGCAGACCTGGGCCATGAGCGGGAACGCCGCAGGCTTACGGAGGACCGGCTCTGGGAAACCATGCAGCACATGCTGGACATGCAGAGGCATCCCGCACAGCAGACGCCTACGGAGGCCGGGCAGACGGCTAAAGCGCTGGCCGACTATCTGCCCGCGATTACGATGGCCATGAACAGGATCGGGGACGGACCTACGCAGCCACTATCAGAGATCCGGGAGATTTCTCAGCCGCCAAATCCGCACCTGATGTATCACTACGGGAATCACTGCCTGGGGCACATGCCTCACGATTTCCAGGAAGAGTGCACGACCGGGCCTAGGGATGGAGGCTGAGCCATGGATGCTCCACATTATCCGTCAGACTGCAAAGAGCATCACCGTGAAGTATCTGGAGGGCAAGTGAGAAAGATCATCTTTGTATGCGCGGTGATTCTGGCCGCGCTCTCTATCCCGCAGGTTGCAGGAGCTTCTCCGCAGATGGTGCAGCACTGGGGTAGCTTCACGGGCGTGGCCAGCCAGAACTCTGGCGCCATTCTGTCTCCGCAGGCAGTGACGATTCCTGATTCGGCGAATGTCGTGCAGATTGCCAGCTCCAACTCTGACCAGTACGCTCTGACGAGCGACGGCAAGGTGTGGGCCTGGGGAGGTGGCTGGGCCGGTGAGCTTGGGAACGGCGGAAATCAGTCGTCTATGACACCTGTACAGGTTCAGTTCCCAGCGGGTGTGGCAATCGCGGCGCTGCCTACGGATGTTATGCCGTTCGACACCGGTCTGGCCCTGGACACCCAGGGGAATGCCTGGGGCTGGGGGTTCAACAAGGACGGCGAGCTGTGTATGGGTAACAAGAAGATGTACCGAATGCCTGTGCAACTGCCGTTCAGCAACGTGACCCTGCTCGCCGGGGCCGGGGCGCATGCCACCTATGACGCAGCAGGAACGCTGTATGCCTGCGGGCTTGGAAGGAATGGGGAGCTGGGTACTGGGAACAACGCAGATTCAACGACTCCGGTCCAGGTGGCGAACCTGAACGGCGCCAATGTGACGGCGCTGACTGCTAGCTACGCGAACGCGGGCGCGCTCATGGCGAACGGGAACTACTACGACTGGGGATATGGCGCCGACGGCAACAATGGCGGCGGGAACAACTCCGACTCCAGTACGCCGGTACTGGTGAGCCTGCCAGCACAGGTTTCTCTGGTTGCGCTTGGGGGAGACCTGTACGGAGACGGACAGACGCTGGCCGTTCTGGCGAACGGGCAAATGTGGGCCTGGGGCAGCGACGCGCACGGACAGCTGGGGGACGGAGGAACTGCGAACCAGAACTCTCCGGAACGTATTCCTTTGCCGGGCTCGGTCAGCAGTATCATGGCCATCGCCTCCTCCGGGACAACCTCCTACGCGGTCAGCAATGACGGCGGCGTGTGGTCCTGGGGGAACGGTGCCGATGGGCAAATCGGTAACGGACAGCAGCAGGACAGCGGCCCGGTGAAGGTGGCGACCGGGGCGACGTGGGTTTCAGCCACCGCACACGATGTAGTTATTGGAGGGTGAAGTGAAAGCTACCATCCTGGCCCTATTGGCCACCCTGATTTTCTTCGCTGCAGGCTGCTCAACGAGTACGAGCAGCGGCGGACACAGGGAGGCTACGCCGCCAGCCTCTACGCAGACTCAGTCCCAGACGCCTAGTCCAGAGCCGACTCCGACGCCGACGCCGACGATGTATCCGCTCGTGCAGGTCCATGACCCTGGGCAGGTTACGGGAGCGCTGAACGGGCCTTGCCATACGCGGGACAATGGGCAGCTGCCTGACGCGAAGTGCACGCCTGGGGCGTATGACCCCTCTATCACAGCAGCCATCCTGTGTTCTTCTGGGTATTCGACAAAGACGTATCGGGCTCCTGAGTCACAGACGCAGTACTTCAAGTGGAATGTGGCCGAGCCTGCCTACGGGCAGCAGAATGTTCTTGGAGAACTCGACCACCTGGTCAGCCTGGAACTGGGCGGGGCCAATGCTTCGTCCAATCTTTGGGTGGAGGCGGGGTCTATTCCCAACCCCAAGGACTCCGTAGAGAATGATCTCCACGCCTGGGTGTGCGCTGCTTCCGGGAAGACTGCGGAGGACAGGCTTCACGCCGCTCAGGTGGCCATAGCCACAAACTGGATGACCGCTCTTGCGGTGGTGGGAGCGGGCTAGTATGGACGAGCCCTGGAACCCATATAGGTACGCGGCTGAGTTCAAGGCCGAGGCCAGGGTTGAAGCGCTCAAGAATTTCGGCATATGGCCCGGAATTGTCAGGAGACGTGATGGGACGTTCTCCCTGACGTATGACCCTGGTGACCTGGCCGTCCTTGACGGAAAGGGATACGCGGCCTAGGCCGAAAATCGCAAGAAATCGGACTGAAAGGGCGAAATACCAAGGTAAAACCGCCAAATACGCGCAAAATAGCGGTAAATAGTACCCTACCAGGCCATTAGGCAAATTTGGCCAGGTAGGGTACTATTGCGCGCCAGGAGGTGCGGGTTAGGTGGCGGGTGACCGAGCGCGGAGCAGTGGAGCGAAGCCAGCGCGTTCTACCAGGGCTAACGCCGGTGAGGCCCGTCAGCGGGGCCAGGGTGGAACTACGGCCTCCCGCTCTGGCCCCGCACCAGTGCACCTGAGTGACATCTACCGGGGTTACCCTAGGCTGGCGCTGATCAGGGACCTCGCGTTCGGGGAGTATAGCTACAGCGAGATCGCGAAGACGATGGGCTGCACTGCTGGCGACATCTCACTATTCGCACAAGAGCACGTTCAGGAGATCGCTGAGGTCAGGGTTGCGCTAGCGGGTAAGCTAGCTATAGAGAGTGCCGGGCTATGGGTGAGCAAGAAGCAGAACCGCCTGGCAGAGCTGCAGAGTGATATCGAGGACCTCAAGGACTATATTGAGGACCTCAGGGCCGAGGGGCGGCTCGGTTCTTCCGCCCACCGTGATGCACTGAAGTCTAAGGTTGTTATGCTCAGGGCTGTGGCCGATGAGCTTACCCCGCGTGGCGCGCTGGCCATGAAGGCAGCTGCCGGGGATAAGGACGACAAGAATGTCGTCCATTACGTGATCGAAGACCCAGACATCGAGGCAATGCAATGAACCAGAACTTCAACAACACTGTCGTGTCGCTTATCCGCACTTATGTGCCGGTTGTCGTTGGCGCGCTGGTCAGCTGGCTGATCGTGCACTACGGCTGGCACGTCAGCAAGGACATACAGGTTGGGGCTGACACGGCCCTTACTGCATTCATCATTGCAGCCTACTACACCCTGGTCCGGCTGCTCGAGAACAAGTTCCCCTGGCTGGGTGTTCTTCTTGGGCACGTGGCCAAGCCTACCTACGTGAAGGCAGGGGGCAAGTGAGAGTCTGCTTCAGTCAGCGGGAGGACCCGCCGCCAGAACACTGCACCGTTGAGGTAATGGTTCGGTGGATATGCCGCATTGAAGGCGGAGAAGTCTGGCTGTGTGGTCCATGCGATGCCGCCTGGAAGAAGCTGGCTCACCAGTTCGCTCCGCTGATCCAGCGCTGTCCGCGCTGTGCCAATCAGTACTTTCAGAGCCGTACCCCGCCGGAACGCGGCCCGGCTACCGGTCACGCAGACTCCGCTCCTCTTACCGGCCCGCTAGCTGACGCTATTATCCGGGCCATGAACGCCGAGGGTGTATCGGCCGTCACCCGTACGCGCGTTCTCAGCAGGCTGGCTGCTGATGGAGATCCGTACATATCCAGCCTTCTGAGAAGCGTAAGCGGGGTCCCAGCTTGACAGAGACGACGTCCGACAGCCCCACGCTGCACAGGTACAGGCCGCGTGGGGCTGCACGTCGTGTACGCGGATGCCGAGATCCTGAAGTTCTGCTGTCTGGTCCTGCAGGTACCGGTAAGAGCAGGGCTTGCATGGAGAAGCTACACACCATGGCCCTAGCTAACCCGGGCATGCGCGGGCTTATATGCCGTAAGACGGCTACCTCGCTCTCCTCTACTGCCCTGGTAACCTGGCGCCGCTTCGTGATACACGAGAGTCTTCTCTCGGGGGATGTCTGGTTCTATGGCGGAAGCGCGCAGGAGCCGCCGCAGTACCGGTACAAGAATGGCTCGGTAATTGCAATTGGCGGACTGGACAAAGTCGAGAAGATCATGTCCTCGGAGTATGACGTGGTCTTTGTCCAGGAGGCAACGGAGCTTACCGAGAATGACTGGGAGACGATTACCACCCGGCTAAGGAACTGGCGGATTAGCTTCCAGCAGCTTATGGCTGACTGTAACCCTAGTTATCCTACCCACTGGCTGAAGCAGAGGTGCGACAAGGGCGTCACAACCCTTATGGACACTTATCACGAGGATAACCCTATTCTGTTCGACGCTGAAAGGCAGATTACAGAGCGGGGCAAGGATTATATATCCAAGCTTGACCGACTAACTGGCGTACGGTTCCTAAGGCTGCGCAAGGGCCAGTGGGTGGCGGCTGAGGGCGTCATCTATGAAGACTACCAGCCCGAGACTCATGTGCTGGACAAGATCCCGGCCAAAGGCCTGGCCCTGGACAGGTTTGGTGTCCCGCTGGAATGGCCTCGCTACTGGGCCGTTGACTTCGGGTTCATTCACCCGTTTGTCCTCCAGTGCTGGACAAAGGACGAGGACGGGCGGCTCTACCTATATAGGGAGATCTACCGTACGCATCAGACGGTTGATGTCCACGCAGCTACGATCCTGAACATTGTGGCGCCGAAGGACGCGCAGGGGATCAGGCACTGGCTGGAGCCTAGGCCAATAACGATCGTGTGTGACCATGATGCTGAGGGCCGGGCGGTCCTTGAACGGGAACTAGGTTTGTCCACAGAGCCTGCACACAAGAGTGTATTGGAGGGAATTGACGCAACACAGACAAGGATGAAAGTGCAGGAGGATGGCAAGCCCAGAATTCTCTTTATCCGAGATGCTGTGGTGCACCGTGATGCTGAGCTGGCTGAGAGCGGTAAGCCTACAAGCACGATAGACGAGCTACCCGGCTACGTCTGGTCGGACAAGACAAAGGAGCAGCCGGTAAAGGAAGATGATGACGGCTGTGATGCCATGCGGTATGTCGTTGCCGATCAGGACTTCGGCGTCCGCGTTATCTTTAGGAGCTTCCTAGCATGACTACACCAGCTGGCTATGACTACGCCGTGTTCCACAGGAGCATTCACGAGTACGTCCTGGAAGACATGCGTCTGGGGCGGCACGTCAAGCACGACAGCAGGAACCGTAATTATCCTTACCGGGCGACCGGGCAGCCACTGCACAGCAACCTGGTGCAGAGGAACATCCCGATCCTGAACCAGCTTCAGGTTGGGTCTTGCACCGGTAACGCCGAGACGGGCGCGCTGGGGTGTGGCGCCCTGTATACGGCCCTGATGGCCTCGCGGGCGTTCGCGAACCTGACTCTGGACGAGCAGTTCGCGCTGAGCTTGTACTCGGCGGCCGAGACGATCGACGGGGACGGCCCTTACCCGCCAAACGACAACGGCAGTACCGGGCCTTCAGTTGCGCAGGCCGCGAAGAACGGAGGATACATTTCCTCCTATATCCACTGCTTCAGCCTCAACGATGTGCTGGACGCACTGTCGAACGGCCAGACGCCTATCATCGGCGCCAACTGGTATGACTCTATGGACAGCCCGGACGGCAACGGCCTAGTGACGATCAGCCCCAACGCAGTGGTCCGGGGCGGTCACGAGTGGCTGAGCAGGGGCATCGACGTGGACAAGAAGCTTGTCCTGGCGGATAACAGCTGGGGAGAGCAGTACGGCAACAAGGGCAGTTTCGACATCGGCTTCGGAGACCTGGAACGCCTACTGGCGGAGCAGGGCGACGGAACCATCTCAGTCCCGCTGGCGGCGTGACATGTCAACGATGGCGCTCCCCGGGGCTAAGGCTCAGGATACCCGGAGGGCTAGAGCCTGGCGCTGGGCCAGACAGGAAGGCTTCCCCCGGCTACGGTACAAGGCCACGGCCCTATGGGATGGCCTTACCGAGCAGATATACACCATTCCTGCGCTCGGGTGCTTCGTGGCGGCTATGTTCGTTTGGGATATAATCCCCGGACTGCTGGCAGCGTCCGTTAGCCTGTTCGCGCTGGAACTCAAGACAAGAGGTGCGTGATGGCCGTTATACCAGGGCTCGAGATGCGGCATGAAGCTGTGCAGCAGGTATGCCGTCGCTTCGAGCTTGATCACCTTACCGATCCTGATGCGCGCCAGATTGCAATGGTGTTCGCCAGGACAGCTACCGAGATGATCCAGAGAATTACCCAGGATGACCCAGAACTGACTGCAGCTCTCGAGAAACTGGCTGATTCCCGGGACGCATTCATCCGGGCCAAGATTTACACGAAGAGGTAGGGACATGCCTGCGAGGTCGATGGTCGGGGCGCTTATGGGCCTCGCACGCCGTCCTATCCCCTTCAACGATGCCTGGAACATCCGTGGGGATACTCTGTACGGATCTGGCGTCCAGGACCGTTTTACGCAGCTTCAGGCTACTACCGGCCAGGGAACCCTTTTCGCTATCGTCCAGCTTCTTTCTACTGGGCAGGCTAAGGCTCAGTGGCGCCTGTACAAGCACAATACGGATGGCAGGATCCGGTACTCCAAGAGTGATGTCGGATCCGATATGCGGGAAGAGGTCCTTAGGCATCAGGCTCTAAGACTGTGGAAGCGGCCTAATCCGTTCATGAGCGGTTACACATTCCGTGAAATTGGCTGGCAGCATATGGAGCTAGTCGGGGAATGGTACTGGGTCATGAACCGTGGTCCGAGCGGTAAGGGCGTGCCGCTTGAGATGTGGCCGGTAAGACCAGACAGGATGGAGCCTGTCCCTGACCGTGATGAGTTTCTGAAAGGCTGGGTGTACACCGGGCCGAACGGTGAAATGGTACCGTTGATACCCGAAGAGGTTATCCAGGTTAGGTATCCGCACCCCAGTGATATATACCGGGGCCTGTCTCCGGTCCAGTCGATTATGGCCGATATCGACGCAAATAAGTACACGGCTCAGTGGTCCAGGAACTTCTTCCTGAATTCTGCTCAGCCTGGCGGCATCGTGACGTTCGCGAAGCGGCTGAGTGACCCGGAGTTCGAGGAGTTCACGAACCGCTGGCGTGAGCAGCACCAGGGTGTTGCGCGCGGGCATAGGGTGGGTGTTCTGGAGCAAGGCGCCACCTGGACTCCTAACACCTACTCTATGCGTGAGATGCAGTTCACAGAGCTTCGGCACCTTACCCGAGACGTAGTTCGGGAAGCCTACCGAATCCACCAGGCTATGCTAGGTGACAGCACAGACGTCAACCGGGCTAACGCTCAGACGGCCGAAGAGGTGCACGTTGCCTGGCATGAGATTACGCGGCTTGAGCGTACGCGGGATATCCTGGACGAGTTCTTTATGCCCATGTTCGGAGACACCACTAAGGGCATTGAGTTCGACTTTGTGGATCCGACGCCATCCTCGGCTGCTGATGCAAATGACGAGCTTACTGCGAAGAGCAAGGCTGTCTCACTCCTGGTGGCCGCTGGCTATGATCCGCATGATTCCCTGGTTGTCGTCGGGCTTCCTCCCATGAACTTTATCGGGGCACCGGTACCAGGCTCGATTATCCAGGGTTCCAGCTTTACGGCTGCTGGTGGCCGTACAGAGCAGGCTGACCATCCCGAGCTTCACTCTAGTAGGGAAAGTCCGGACAACGAGAATGTGGACGCCGGGATGGTTGCATCACTTCTTCGCAGTGCATTCCGGGAGCCGTTGTTCCTTGGGACACCTACAGATTCGGAGGCAGCCGCTTTCTCAGACACGATCCGCGAAGCATTCGGCAATCAGAGTCCGAATGGCCACCGCAAGAAGGAGTTGGTATGAGTAGAGGTGCTCCCTGGCGGACGGCCAGGCGGATGTACGCACTTCACCAGGACCACAATGACTGGTACAGGATCAGGAACCAGGTCAGCGGTCCGACACAACTGTTCATCTACGATGAGATTGGGTACTTCGGGGTGGGTGCCGGGGACCTGGTCCGGGACCTAGCCGATATCCCGGGCGCGGTCGAGGTCCACCTGAACAGCCCGGGTGGTGAGGTATGGGACGGCATTACTATCTACAACACCTTGCTGTCCCGCAAGGACGTCACGGTGATCATCGACGGTCTGGCAGCCAGTATTGCCTCCGTGATCGCGTGCGCTGGGAACCCCACTCTTATCGCCAAGCAGGGCCAGGTCGTCATTCACGACGGATTCTGCATGGCGATCGGAAACGCCCAGGATATGCGGGACACCGCAGACAAGCTTGACCGGGCGAGCACTATTATCTCGGGCGTGTACGCGGAGCGCACGGGTAAGCCAGCCGAGGCCTGGCGTAAACTGATGCAGGTGGAGACGACGTTCAATGCGCAGGAGGCCATCGACTCCGGTCTGGTGGACAGGTTCCTGGACAACGGGGCGCAGCGTCCCGGTGCTGGGGCTGTATCTGGCGACTGGGACCTGAGCGGACTGTTCCGGCAGGGTGCGCAGCTACTGGATGCGGCTAGCGTCCCATTTGTGGGCAGGGAACAGCATAGGCACGCGCCAATGACTGGACGTCACGTGCATGACCACAACGCCTTCGGGGCAAGTGATCATGACGATGGTAGCCACAGTCACGTACACAGCCACCGGAACGACGCTACCCATGACCATACCCACGACGGCACAGAAGCGGGGGAGAGGGACGGCCGGGATAGCGACTGGGGCTACAACGATGTCCGCCTGCTTGAGCACGTGATGAACTCGGCCTTCACCGGGACCGGCGATATCATGGCATGGGACGCTGCTGCGGCTTACGCCAAGTGCAAGACCGCAAGTGATTTCAAGAGCATCGCATTCGAGAAGTCGAACGACAGCTCTCCTGACACGGCAGCGCACTACGGTCTCCCGCACCACGCCACACCGGGTGGTCCCCCTGACAAGGGCGGCGTCGTCGCAGCCATAGGCCGATCAAATCAGGTTGAAGGCCTGAAGAATAAGGCGGGTGCGATTGCTCATTTGAAGGCGCACGCCCGCACCCTGGGGTTGCCGAGCGGAGACGGCGACTCGGATTCCTGGATGGAACCTTCCGACCAGGATGTCAAGCAATTCCTCGAAGCTCTGAAGGGAGCGTAGCATGACCACAGGTGTGGCAATCCCGTCGGCCCCAGAGGAGCTGGAGGATTTCCTCGGCGACCCTCGCAAGGTCAAGGCGATGATGTCTGAGCCGGGTAAGTTCAAGGAGTTTATCCAGGTCTATGCCCGGGCCACCATGAAGCGGGACAGCGATCTCGGCGAGCAGATCAAGCGTGAAGTCCAGATGGGCATCGCAGACTTCATGGTGCAGAACGGCATGGGTGGCGGCAGGCTGAACTTCGCCAATGCCGGTGCTGCGTCCGGTGGCTCCGACATGCGGAACGTCAGCCACGGCCGTGGAGCGGCGTACAATCCTAAGAGCTTCGGGGCTCGTCTGGAGCAGGACCAGGGACAGGAGATGCGGTTTGAATCTTCGGCTGAGTTCTTCCAGGCTGTATGGCCGAAGTACGAGACGCTCAAGAATGCGTCGACCCTCCGCAACAAGAGGAATCGCGCTCTCGAGATCCAGAACAGCTACGGCTCCGAGGTTCCTGCAGACGGTGGCTTCCTGATCCCAGAGAACCTGCGGTCTCAGATCCTCCAGGTCGCCCTGGAGACGTCGGTGGTTCGCCCGCGCGCCCAGGTCATCCCGATGGACAGCCTCCGGGTGCCGATCCCCATGATCGACGTCACCAGCCAGGTGTCGTCCGTGTTCGGCGGGGTGGTCTGCTACTGGACAGAGGAAGCGGCGTCGCTCGTGGAGTCCCAGGCCACGTTCGGGCGCGTCGTTCTGGACGCCAAGAAGCTGACCGGCTACGCGGAAGTCCCGAATGAGCTGCTCGCTGACGCTCCGGCGTTCTCGAGCTTCTTCGACACCATCTTCCCGAGGGCGCTGGCCTGGTACGAGGACATCGCCTTCATGAACGGTACCGGAGTCGGCGAGCCCCTGGGGTTCGTGAACTGCCAGGCAAGTGTGAACGTGGCGGCAGAATCCAGCCAGGCGTCCAAGACGATCTTGTGGGAGAACGTCGTGAAGATGTTCGCCCGCATGCTTCCGACTGCGCTCGGGAACGCGGTGTGGATCTGCTCTATTGACACCTTCCCCGAACTGGCGACCATGGCCCTGTCCGTGGGTACCGGTGGTGGTCCGGTGTGGATGGGTAACTACACCGACCCCGGCAAGGCGACCCCGCCCGTCACGATTCTGGGCCGCCCGGTGCATTTCACAGAGAAGACGCCGCAGCTCGGGACTTCCGGTGACATCTCGTTCGTGGACCTGGGTTACTACCTCATCGGCGATCGCCAGATGATGCAGTCCAGCTCCAGCGAGCACTACAGGTTCCAGTCCGACAAGACGGCGTTCCGTGTTATCGAGCGCCTGGACGGCCGGCCATGGATCCAGTCTTCGATTGTTCCTCACAACGCTGGCCCGAACATTTCCCCGTTCGTCCAGCTAGCGAACAGGCCATAACCTAGCCCGTATTCGGATAGTCCGGAAGTAGGGCGTATCCGCCGGCATTGAAACCCCGGCAGGAAGGAAGTCATAATGGCAGGAATGGAAGCGCTGGGGCGGATGATCAACGTCATCCCCAACGTTACAACCAACTCCAAGTTCAAGGTGCGTGGTGCCAGCGGTGTTACCGTTGTCGTCACAGGTGCTACGGCTGTCGTCACCCTAGCGCAGGATAGCACGTTCGGTGGCTCTTTCGCGACGGCTGCGGCTGTGATCAAGAACATCTACTGGTCTACAGCGGCAGACGGAACGGTGGCCTGGAGCAAGCTAACCTACGTGAACGGTACTGCGCCGTTTGGTTCCGGTCCGCTCTCCACGTTTACGCTCGGAACGACGACGGGCCTTACCACCGCTGTCATGGCAGCGTTCTGCGTGTTCACTTCGGAGTTCTCTGACCCGTTCAGTTACCTCAAGGTGACCATGACAGGTTCGGGTATTGCACAGATCATCCACCACGACCTCGTGCACCAGCGTGCTCCGGCCAACCTCGAGACCCTTGCGAGCTGACTATGTCGAGCACCGTCAAGGGTTTCCAGATCCGGGACATTACGCAGCACGCCAAGGGTGAGCTGGGGCACCTGGTTGTCAACCCGGCCAAGGTGCTCCCGGCTACCGCTACCGGCAACCTGTTCGCTTGCACCGGTATTGTCATGGTGACAGGCCTTTTCGGCGTCATCAGTACGGCGCTGGCGGTGACGGCTGTCAATGTGAAGATCGGCATTACCGGCAACACTGCGGCAATTGCGGCCAACCCAGCGGTCGCTTTTGCGTCCAGCGGTGTTGGCGGTGCCGTTGTCATGCCGCCTACCCTCGGCGGCGCTCTTCCGGCAGTGATCTCGGCACAGACTGCTGTTGCTGGAAGTACATCGTTCGTTCTGAACGCGGCGAACATCACGATCACAACGGACGCCACGAACACAGGTGCCCTCACCTGGGTTCTCAGTTACCTGCCGCTCTTTCCTAAGAGTGCGGGCGCGGTCACGGCGGTTTAGGGAGCGCAAGTGTCGGCGAAGTTGACCATCCCGGGCATCCTGGTTACAAAGGCGGCCCAGAACCTACCACAGACGGCGACGGCCAACCTGTTCACGGTCTCGGGTACCGTACTCGTCACCGGGCTGCTCGGGGTGGTCACTACGGCCATAGGCGCGACGGCTACGACCCTAGCCCTAGGGACCGCCCCGGGGGCGGCTACGACGAGCGTAGCCACGGCTACGGCTATTACCTCTAAGGCCGTAGGTACCGTGGCCACCCCCGTGGGCGCCTCAGGGATAGGTGGAGCCCTGATAGTCGGAGGCGCTGCCTTTGTTCAGTCTCCGCCATTCGCCCTAAGCCCGTTTGTGCTAGGAGCGGGCTGCACCAATATCACATGGACGACAAGCGCGAATGACACGGGCCAGATGGAGTGGTACCTGTGGTTCACGCCTATTGACTTCGATGCTTCAGTTACCTAGGGGCTGAAATGCTTTGGGAATGTGCTATTTGCGGCACCCACAATATCTCTCCAGATGTCACGTTCTGCCCCGGCTGCTTTACGCCTCGTGAGGAAGCGGAAGCACAGGAGGCATCTCCGGCCGCATCTGAGGAGGAAGCGGCTACCGAAGACACCCAAGAGACTGCGCCGGAAGAGACGCCGCCGCTTCCTGAGCCTGATCCGGAACCTGCTCCGGATCCGGAACCCGCTCCTGCCCCTACAAGCACCGGAAGGAAGGCTAAGTCCAGTGCCTCGGATAACAACTGAAAATATCAGCAACTTCGACGAGAACAGGGAGCCTTCTGGCTACTTTTCTTCGAAGGGCACCTTCGAGGCGCACTGGCCCCCGAAGCACCGGGTTTCTGTTGCTTCTGCGGAAGGTGTCGCAGAAGACCTGACTCCATTGCCAGAAGAAGAATCAGCCCAGGTAGAGGAAGAAGGTGAGGAGACATCAGCTGGTACCAGCTCCTCGACATCAGACGACAAGCCCGACAAGAGTGGCGACTCACCCCCGGACACGGAACAATCCCCCCAGTCGCCTGCCCAAACTGCGGAGAACCTCTCCGACAAGGACCAAGCTACGAAACCAGCGTCCTCCTCTTCTGCCTCTACGACGGATGGCAGTACCCAAGAGACTGGCTCCAGCCAGCAGAGCCCATCGGACTCTTCGGAGGAG